CACATCATCAATCGGCAACAAAGGAGGCTCCTAACCGAGCGGGTGCTTCAAATCATCCAAATAGGTGCCCGTTGTGGCGTCCTGCTTCTGCTGATACGTGGCAAACAGTAGGGCCACGTCGCCATAGGTGAACGTCGCCGTCAGGACCTTCAGGGTTGGGGCTGCGACCGTGTCCCCGGAAAGGCTCCAGGCTGTCAGCGCTTCACCGTGCGGGGCGTCCATCGGCTGCTCCGAAACGGAAGCGACCAGCGCGAACCATGCGCCAGGGACAAAGTCAGCCCATGACGCGGGCAGGCGCACCAGCAGCACGCCCGAGGATGCGAACAGCGACCGGAGCCGGGTGTTCTGTTCCGCCGCGTCCGTGATCATCGACAGGTCAACGCCAGACGCAGCCGCACGCTGACCAAACAAAGCCATAGGCCTATCACTGCCGAGGATCTTGAATACCTGCGAATCCATCGCATAATCAAGCTTCTGCATCGCCGAAGCCGCGAACATAGGTTCACCAGTGGGCAGCAGATTCCTTGAGATAGACACTGCTGACTGCGGGATGAGCGGATCCATGATCCAGCCCGTATCCGAGTTGACCGTCACCGAAGATGAGGTGACACGGTCAGCGCCAGACGGGCCGCTAATCACCTCAACCTCATACGTGACAGGGCGACCCAGTGGGGCGTCGTAGTCGATCAGGTACGTCGAATCAACGAGCGACACCCGGCGGGCGCCGCGGACAGGCTCCCTGAGCCCATCCGCGGAACGCCACACCGAAACCACCGAATCCCCAACGCCCAGCCCTGTGATCGTCACACCAACCCGCGGGCACGGCGCATCAACCAAAGCCTCAACCGTTACAGCAACCATCAGCGCCTCCCAGGACGTACATAAGTGGACTGACGGTCAGCCGCAGAAACGCGGTTATCGGCCACCGACCCGACCCGCGACAGCAGGTACTCGCCAGTGAACGGGTTCTGCACGTAGACCGGGGCGTGCCCGATCCTGGCCGTACCGTTCATGGAAGCTGTCGAAGCGCCGAACGACGGAACATCGGGAACCGTGACAAGGCCGCGCATTGTGGAACTCAGGTCGTCGGTTTTATCGCCAGTACCAAGGATCAGGCCTTCAACGATGTTCTTACCGAAGCCACGGAACACCTTCGACGGAGAAGCGATACCTAGAGCGGCCTTGAACACGCCAACAATCGGGCCGGGGATCAGTGAGAGGATCGCGCTACCGATTGCGCCCATCATCGAACCGATGCCACTAATAAGGCCGTTGATGATGTCCCGCCCAGCGTTGTAGAGCCACGTCCCGGCACCGGCAAGCGCGCCCATGATCTGGCCCGGTAGCCCGTAGAAGTACCCGAGCAGGTTTCCAATGAAACCGGAGACGCCGCCGATGACGTTATTCCATGTGCTGGCGAAGAAGCTGCCAATACTGCCTAGGATGGATCCGACGACCCCGAGCATGTAACTTAGCCCCGCCACGACGACTGACCCGATGATCGCGAGAACGCCAGTCACAACGGCGGCGATCGTGTTCCAGATGCCGGAGAAGATATTAAGAATGCCTTCCCAGACCTGGGACCAGTTGCCCGAGATGATGCCGGTAACAACTTGGATGATTCCCATGACTATCTGCATTGCGGCGGTAACGACGTTCGCTATGACGCCGAAGACAACGGTTACGACAGGCATGAGCGCCATGATGATGGGGATTAGCAGCCCGGCTATCATCTGGATTACCGGCCCAATGGCTTGGAGCACGGCGCCGAGAATCGTTACGACCATCGGCATTACCGCAGACACAAGCCGCATCAGGATCGGCACGAGCTGAGACACGAGCGTCATCGCCAAAGTGACTATGTGGGTGATAATCGGGACCACGATAGGAATCAGGTGAGCGAAGGTCTGACCTAGCAGCGTGATTAGCTGGACAACCACGGGAAGGACCGTAGCGAGTACCTGAGAGAAGACCCGCACGAACACGGCCTGCAACTGCATGAATACGGGGAGAAGTGTGGTCAGCGCCGTGCTGAGTGTCCCGCCAATCACCATCGCCAACTGCCCGAACACTCCCAAGAGTTGCGGAAGCAGCGGTTCGATAGACTTGAAAATCAACTGCACCGGAGACAGTGCGCCCCAGAGGGCCAGGAGCTGCGGGATGAGCGGCCCAAGAATCGGCCCGATGCCGTCAAAGATCTTCCGGGCTTGCAACCCTAGACCCTCAAGGAACCCGGCAAACCCGGATGACGTGACATCGTCGCCGCCATCCTTGAATGCTGCGAAGAACGCCCGTATACCGCCAGTTAGATCCTGGAAGCCTCCCTTAACGTCCAGTAAGAACCCGTGGACTTTGGCGCCAGCATCAGCGAACTTGTTGAGTCCCATATTCTCGGGACCCATAATGCTCGGAATTTTGAAACCGGCGACAAAGTCTTGGATCCCGCGGAAGACGGCCCAAAACTTGTCTTGGAGGAACATAAGCCCGCCGATGATCGGGGAATCTTCCTCAACGCCCAAAGACCTTAGGAGCGTGGATGTGACGTCCCCATCCATGATGAGCGACTTAAGGCCTGTGAAGACACCCTTGATAGTGCCACCGATGGCCGCGAACTTATCCGCGACCTTCTGCGCCGCGTCACCCGCAATGGGCCCGACCTTCTGCAAGATCGTGATGACACCCTCAAGAGCCGGGCCCATGACAGGCAGGAAGCCCTGCACTACACCCTGCGACAAGTCCTCAAAGGCGCGGTGAACGCGATCCAGTTGGCCGGGGAACGACTCGCCCGCAGCCTTCGCCGCGCCCCCGAACTCGGTTCCGAGCTCCTTGAGGATGACCTTCTGAGCGCCGGCGACATCCCCGGTCTTGACCATCGCCGCGATGGTCTTCTTCTGCTCATCCGTGAACGTCACGCCGACACGGGTTAGCGCCGTGATGCCCTTCACCGGATCATTCAAAGCCTTACCCAGAACCACGGCCTGAGACGACGCATCGCCGCCGAACTTCGCCGCCATATCAGCGGACGCCTTCGTAGCCATGTCGAAGATCTTGTCCGGACCGGTGTTCTTGATGTTTGTGAACGTCTGCAACAACTGCTCAGACTTCACAATCGAATCGTCAGTCTGGCCCGAGTAGTTCTGGATCTCAGACGCAAGACTATTCAGCCCATCAACTGACAGGTGCGCCGCGTTACCTGTCGATGCGATACCCGCAGCCAACTGCGCCGTACCAGCCGCGGCATCCTTCGCCTCATCGAAACCAGACTTGATGACGGCGCCGAAGCCAACAGCAGCAGCCAACGGAGCAGCCCACTTAGCCGCCGCACCAATAATCGACGTACCCAAATGCTGGCCCGCCGCAGCACCAGAAGAGGCCGCCGCAGGGTTCAGCTCATCACTGATCTTCCCCGCCGCGCCCTTCAAGGAGGGGACCAAGGAAATATAGGCTGTCGCCAGTTCTACAGCAGCCAACATGGCCCCCTCTGTTTAGTTTTCAAGCGCGCTCACCAACCCAGCAGCGCATCCATTTGTTCGGTCGATACAGCCTTGCCGTGCGCGAGCACCTGCCCGTCAACCTTCTTTGAAACGCCGGGCCGCTCAAGCTGCACAGGCTTCTTCGCGTTCTCGTCACCGCCGCGCTGCCAATTAGCGATAGCGAGTACATCAAAAACCGCGGCCAGCAACTGCTCTTGCAAGCCCCACTCGTGCCCGGTCCCAACGATGGAGCGGTGAACCGCAGAATCGCGCGGAGACTGCGTGACGATCACATAAAAGTCACGCCACGTCAGGGCTTCAGACCCCAGCCAGGAGAGGCGCAAGCCGAGTCGGATCAGCTCATACTCGACAGCCTCCCCATGCTCCTTTAGGAGTCGGCTGAGGCCGAGGATTCCCCCACGCCCACGCCCTCAGAGGCTTCCTTCCAAGCATTCAGCAACGCCTCCAACTGCGACCCGTCCTCGAGTAGAGGGAACACCTCGGGAAGGTACTCAGCGAAAAGAAGATTGGCGACCTGAACCTCAGTGAGTTCACCGAAGGTCAGCGCCAGCGACGGCTTCACAAACTGAAGCTTCGGGACGCTGTAAACCTTCTTCGAACCGGGCAGACCGAACTCAAAACGGTTCTGCTTGACGGACGCTTTAGACGGGGGAACCTGATAAACCATTTGCGGACTCCTTAGAGAATGCGGACTCGTTGATAAGAGGGTGGATGGTTGGCCGGGGCAAGGGTCCGCATGACAACCCCGGCCAACCAGAATGTGGGGAACTAGGCGGTCTTCTGACCGTCGTCCGTGTAGACGTAGTAGTAAGCACCCGAAGCGTCAGGGAACGCCTGGAGGGTCAGGGCAGCCGCGGCGATCTGGTCATCCTTGAACGTGGTGTCACCGGTTTCCATGACCTTGCCATCGGGCACGACCAGGCGAACCTTCTTCGCGTCATTCAGGATTTCGAAGATCCAGGCGTTACGCGGGGTCGGCGCCGACGTTGCAGTGACCTTCAGCAGGTTCCCGGCAGTAGCGGTCGCTGGCGTGGAAACCACGTTCGCGGAACCATAGATGAGGCCCTGAGTGACAGAGTTAAGGAACTCTGCGAGGTCCAGCTTGATCGTCACGTCGTAGCCCTTGGACGTGGCCGCGATGGTATCGCCGCCCCAAGCGTTGATGGTGCCGGTGCTGCGCTTCTCGGACTTCACCACACCGGAATCGGTGAGGTAGCCGACAGCCTTAAAGCTGGCGTTAGGCGCGGTGGACGCGTCAGTCGGCAGGACGGTTCCCTTGGGTGCGACGAGAACGCCACCCGTGACAAGGGGCTTGCCAACCACGACATTGTTAATTGAGTTAGCCATGAGGGCTGACCCCTTTCAAGGTGTTTGCGGACACTTGGGATTTGGTTACGCGCTGATTACCGTGCCGCGTGCACGGACCTGAAAGCTCTGCGTGTAGCGGATCTGCGCTGACAGAGGATCAGGGAGGTTGGCGGGGCCGGAAAGTTCCCGGACCCCGTAGATCGTTTCGTCCGCGGCGTTGAGTAACGCCCGGCACTGGGAGAGTAGGAGTGATGCGCGCTGCTCGGTCTGAGCCCACGCCTCCACTGTGATCTGGGCGGCCTCGGATACAAGCGTCTCTTTCGGGCCGCCGGTGCGTAGGACGCGGATGAACTCATTCGGGCGAGGGGACGGGACCCGGATGCCAATCTGAATCGTTCCGAGCAGCGGGCGGCGCAGGTACGTGCAGACCAAGGCCTCAACGTCCCGGTAAAGGACCGCCTCAGCCACGGCCAGAATCCAGGGCGCGCGTCAGGGAACGCTTCGTCGCCTCGGAATGCCGGGCCGCGTGGTCGGCAGTGCCGATAGACACGCGCGCACGCGTCGGGGTGCGGCCCTCAGAAACCTCGAAGACGCCATCACCAGCAGCCCGCGCAATCGCGTTGCCGCGCCGCACAAGATCCGCCATGATCTCCGGGGAGTTCAGAAGTGCGCGCGCCGCAGTGTCGTTGATTTCAATCTTCTCCAGGCTCATCGTCACCACCGACCGGCTCGAGCGTGGCCGTCGTGTGCGCGTAGTCGCCCCACGGGTCCGACCAGACGGCAGCCTCGGTGACAACGAACTTGCCGCCGTCGTGGTCCACCTTGTCGCCAACGCCCAAACGGTCAACGGACTCAATGCGAACAGTCACTAGCCACTCCAATCCTTGAGAACAATCTCGGTGTAGTCCTGCCGGCCAGAGTATGAATCCCACTCGGCGGGGTGGCCGTAAACCTCATAGGTGCGACCGTTGAACAGGACCCTGTCAAACTCGGTCACATCCACACGACCAGGAACGAACACAGTCCAGGCGACAAGGACGTTGTCACGCCCGATCAGGTATTCCTGTGTTGTGCCCGGCTGTACATCACAGCCCCGGACGACGGTCTGGGTGAGTGTTCCGGACCAGTCGGGGACGGTGTCGCCGTATGTGTTCATGGCGCGGGGGGCGCGCTGAATCGTGATCTGCTTCCGCCCCAACGGCCTGCCCATCAGGCGACCCTTGGTGTGCGGAACGACGCCAGAACCATCGCCTCAACACCGGAGAACCCGGCGGACTCCAGCGAATACTTCACCTGGCGTTGACCCGTGCGCTCCATGTCAATCCCGGCGGGAGTCGAGAAGAACCGCGCCGCAATACTGCACGCAACACCCTTCAGCTCATCCGGGACCGTCGCGTAACCGTGGGAGTACGTGACCCGCCACGACTCGCTGCCAGAAGGCCACCGCTCGCCCGTGTACGGCTTCGCATACACGATCCCAAGCCGACGTGACACCGTGTAATTTGCTGGATCCACAGTCGCCCACACGGCGCCGTCCGCAGTCGTCTCAACCTTCGAAACAGACTGGACCGGCAGCTGCCGCAGAAACGCGCAACCGTTGACAGGGTCCACGTACTCGACATCGTCCGCGACCTGCGTAATGTCCTGCTCAAGGTAACGACGGATCATGCCAGACGCGACCTTCAACAGGAACGCCGCCGAAGTGTCCGTCGGATCAAGCGACAACTGCGAAAAGTCGTTCAAGTCCTCAACTGTGGCAAGATCCGCCATGACTACTTCTTCGCAGCCTTAGTCTCAGCCTCAGTGGCATTGAAAATCGGGGTGTCATCCGGGGGAGTAACAACCTTCGTCTCAACTACCGGCTTCTCACGCTTCTTGCCGGTCACTTCTTCATAGTCTTCAACGTAATGCGTAGGCATGACGCCTCCTTCAAGTTGCGGGGTGTGCAAGGGTGGGGCCGACCGAAGCCGGCCCCACCCAAGAGAACGGACTAGGCAGTCAGCGTGACCTTGCCCAGACCAGCCGGGCGGTAAACAGCCAGCGCCAGACGTTCCTCAGCGCGCAGGGTGATGAGGTTGTTGACGAAGTCGTCAACGTTGCTGTTCGTCATTTCCAGGGTGATGCCCTGACGACGGAAGACCTGAGCGGACTCCTGGAAGCCGCCAACCAGGACGGTGCCCTGCGGAATGGCGGTCGTGATGACAGCCTTCAGACCCCAGATGCTCTCGACGTTAGTGAAGCCACCGTTGCCGTAAGCGCCAGTGAAAGGACCGCCGGCGTAGTACTGGCCCTGGCTGTCCTTGCCCAGGCGGATGGTCTGCCAGTCGTTCGGGTGGATCACCAGGGCGTCAGGCTCAACGAAGGACACGGCGCGGAGGGCGGTGATCTGGTTGAAGATCGCTTCCATGATCTTCACGGCGGTCAGGCCCGCGGAGGTCACAACAGCCGGGGCAAGGCCCGTACGGTTCAGGAGGCCCTGAAGGTTCGGGGCAGTGCCGTTGCCGCTCAGGAGCTGGGTTTCCTCGGCACGCTTCACGCCGAAGACCATGCGGTTGGACAGGTAAGCTTCGAACTGCGGGGCGTCCTGGAACATTTCGTCAGTGACCTTGGCGACGTTGGCGATCTTCGCAACGTTGTCCTGACGGCGGGCGAAGGACAGATCAAGCTGAGGCTTCGTTCCCTTTTCCGCAACGGTCGCGGTCAGGTCCTGGAATGCAGCCTCAATGACGTAGGTCAGCGAAGAGGAGTCCGTGGAACCCTGAGCCATCAGGTCCGCGACCGTAAGGGTCTGGAACTTCAGGCCAACAATGCCGGGGAGGAACTGCGGGGTGGTGAGCTGACCAGCGACACCGGCGCCACCGTTGAACGTCGGGATGACGCCTTCGTCAATGGTGGCAGCGGCCTTGACCTCAACCTGAACGCCCTTGGACTGGCCGTTCAGCATGGACTTGTAGCCGTCCGAGTCCACGATGTGGCGCCCGAATGAGCGGGCCGCAGGAGCGCCAGCCTCGGCAGACTTCGCCTCGGGGGCAGCCTCGCCGCCACCGATCAGGCGGGAAGCCTGCTCGTGCAGGGAGATGGTCTCGGCGTAGCTCTTCAGGTCCGCCGTGTAGGCGTCCAGGCGGGTCTTCTTCTCAGCGTTGGTCAGGGTGGCGTCCGCAACGACTGCGTTAGCCTTGGTGCCAAGCTCCGCCATGGCGCGCTTAGCTTCGATAACTGCCGACATGGCAATTGTCCTTTCGTTTTCGGGCACAAAAAAACCGCCTACTCGGGCGGCTAATCTGGGTCCTAAGTTTGGGTTAGATGAATTGCGCGGCTTGGATCTTGAGGGCTAGTGCCTCAAGCTCTTTGACCGTTACTGCGTCTGAGTCAGCATCAGCAACGGGGGCAACCTTGACGCCGGCGGCGGGGGCTGATTTCTCAGCGCCGGCTGCGGGGGCCTCGGACGCGCCGGAAGCGGCAGCATCTTCATCAGGGTCCGGAACACCAAGGGCGTCCAGGGTTTCATCCGCGGCAACCGAAGCGGCCTGGATAAGAGCAATAGCCTGCTGAACCTCAGCAGGCAAACTTGTAAGGTCCACGCCATCGAGGAGGGCGAGGGCTTGATCAATGGAGGCATCAGTGGCCTGAGCGGCTTCGCCCGGATCCGCTGCGCCATCTTCAGGCAGTGCATCCTTGCGGAACGACTTCACGCCACAGTCGGCACCGAGCGCGGCGGCGTGGTCGTGTATGTCCTGAACCTTCGCAGCATCCGCGGCACTGTTGCGCGCCCCAGCCTTCAAGCCCTTCGATGACAGGACCAGAGCCTCACGGTTAGACGGGATCGCCACAAACGCGCCATTCAGAAGCTCACGTTGAGAAACGGTCTTGCCGTCCTTCTGCGACTTCTCAGACATGAACGCAACCGACGTAGTCCGGATGTGCCCCTCATTCACGAGGGTCCGAACCTCCTGAGCCCGCGCGAGAGACGAGTATGTGCCTGAGACAATCAGGTTCCCGGTTTCCTCATCAATCCGAGGCGTACCAGAGCCGACAGTCTTCTCAACCGTCATCCCATGATCCGAGTCGAACGTGATGTGCTCAGGCAGGGGAAGCTTCCACCCATCCTTGAGCAGCACGTCGCCGTCCCGGTCCTTCGTCTGCGCCGACAAGATCACCTCAAACGAGCCAGGGAAGGCGTCGTCCGTGTTGGTGATCGTGGCATCCTTTTTAATGATCGCCATGACTAGCCTTCCTTGGAAAATTCGAGGTCGCATGTGCAACCAGCTACTTCGTCCGCGCCGCCCGAAGGGTCGCCGGGTCCGTTCATCCCGTTACTGAACGCCTCATTGAGGCCTACAGTTTCGCCTGACATCGCCTCATGCGACGGGCGCGGGTTCGGGCCAGCCGTGACCCAAGTCTTCGTGCGCGCGTCGTTCTGCCGCGCCGCAACCTGAGACGCTAACCCGCCAACAGAAGCAACCCTCGAGGTCGCTATCTGAAGGACACGGCCCGCAAGGTAAGAAACAAACAGCGCCTTCAGCCCGTCCGAGCCGTCAGCGCCCTCAATCTGCGCCGCCGTCGTCTGGTTGATAGCCGCCGCCGATTCCTCGGCGTCAGCATCAAGCCACTCCGCGATGTCCTCCGGGTTGTACTTACCCTTGAGCTGCGCGGCTGTACTCGTTCCGATGGCGCGGGATGTCGCATCCGAGAGCGTCCGCAGCAGTTCGGCTAGGTCGCCGTCCCACTCCGCAGGATCAAACACGCCAGCATCCTTCACCCCAGCCTTCGCCAAGACGGCGTCCTGCTGAGCGGTGAAGAACTTCGTCAGCGCGTCCGTATGCTCCGTGACGAGCTGGTCCCGGACCGCAGACTTATTCGCCTTGACCCTTGCCAGTCGGCCCATGATTGAACGGACCGTCAGGGCTTTTGGGCTGGCACTCGACGCCGCCTCAAGCACCGGGGCAGCCTCAGGAGCGACAGGCTCGGGAGTGTTAGCACCCAAAGGAACCAGGGCCGCGTTAGCAAAGATCAGGTTCATGTCCGGGTTCTCCGACAAAGACTCGCCAATGATCGCGCGCCCCTCATTGCCCGTGATCAGGCCCGACTGACGAGCAGCCAAAGCCTTATCCACGCGCGTCTCATAGTCGCCACGCAACACCTCGGACATATCAAACTCGGCCTCACGCACGCCCGGAGCGAAGAACTCCGAACGCAACGACCGGTCAATAGTCGATTCAAGATCCTCAAGCCGGGGAGACATCGTATCCCGGTACATGGACCGCATCTGCTCGGTGATGTTTGAGAACGTCGCGTGGTCCAGGATGTGAACGACGGGCGGGGGCACATCGAAGACCATGCACACTTCCTGCATGTTCAGCTTCCGCGATTCGATGTACTGCATTTCCTCAGCGTTGAGCTGAATGATCTGCGCTTCCATGCCCTCTTCGAGAACATTGGTGCCGCCCATGTTGTCCGCGCCGGCATGGCGTGCATCGAAGGACGCCTTCAGCCGGTCAGCCGCGCCCTGCGAAAGCTCGGCAGGGTGCTTTAGGATCACAGACGGGCGAGCCCCACGCTTCCACCACGACTGAGTTGCACGCCTAGAAGCGTCCTCATTCAGCAGGGTAGAACGCAAAGGCTCAAGACGGGACATGCCACGCATCAACGACTCGGGGTTGTAGCGCAGGAACGCCACCACATCGTCCTCGGACGCCGTCAGGATCCCCGCCGAAGCAACCCCAAGAGTGAAGACGTACTCGACCTTGCCGTTATCGTCGCGGTGAATCATCGTCCGCGCCGGGTGCATCGGCAACAGCCGCACAACCTGGCCGTCACTGTTGCGCTGCTTGTACCAGAACGCCTCGCCGTAAATCTCATACGTGGCGACAGTCCAACGGTAGAAGTTATACGGCGACATCGACACGCAAGGATCCGCGATCAGCTTCGCAAAGGCCGAAGACGTATCAACCACGCGGCCAGTCTTCGGCGTGTTATCCCAAACCTTCACCGTCAGGCGCGCAGCAGAAGCAGCGATCTTATCGACCACCGTAGCAATCGACGGCTGGCACTTATACAAGGCCCCATACGTCGCCGACTGCCCCGAAAGGTTCAGGCCAGTCTGCGAATAGAAGTAGCCGTTCGTCAGCGAAGGGGTAGTCTCGCCAAGTGCCTGCGCCGGGAAGCCAAGTGACTTGCCATCCGAAACGATCACGGCCTACCCCCAGGGTTCTGCATGTAAGAAATCTTCTGACGGGGCAAGTACAAGTCACCATCAACAGCCACGGACTCAGAGTCCGAAACCGCATAAGCGCCGACCAGCTTCACGCTGTTATCGTCCGCATCAGCCAACAACCCATCGAACGTCTCGCCCGAAGTCAAAGTGACAACGAACCGCTCTAGATGGGCTGCACGCAGCAGTCTGTCCTTGCGGTTCATCGCAACTCCTAAATAGTTAGCATGTCTTCGTCTTCGTACTTACTGCGCTTCTTCGTTACGGTCGCGTGCACCAGGAACGCCCACGCCGCACCAGTCACGGCAACCAGCGGGCTAATATCAACCGGGCTCTTGCCGCGGTCCCACAGCCACGCGTCACCCGCCGGCTTAGTCACAGCCACTGAAGCCGCCACATCAAGCACAGGCTGCCCACGGTGCCGCAAGAGTGGCTTATCGCCGGGAGCGTCCGTGGACTCATCGAGCCCGCGGACCCGGTCATAAAACATGCCCGTACCGCGCCCCAGATCCGAACCAGCCCACGGGATAACCTTCAAGCCGTCAACCGTCTCAAGCTCCGAAATAAGCGAGGACGCCGGCGCGCCATTCTGCTGAACAGTCACACCAAACAAATCGTCAAGCTTCGCGCGCTCCTCAAACCACGGCTTCACCCAGGCAGTACCCGAACGAGACGCCACAACCTCCACATGAAGCAAGCCATCCTCGCGGAAACCCGCAACGCCGATATGCGCCGTCGAACGATCCCACGACACATCTACGCAGAACACGTACTTGCCCGCAATGCTCGAGGCCGGATCCTTCGCCGCCTCCCATGAACCTTCAGGGAACGGGCCGTCAGCCGTAGTGTCCAGCCATTGGCATAGGCACTCGGTGCGGAAGATGCCCTCGGGGTCAGTGCGCGCCGCCGAAGCAATAGCCTTCTCCGTGAGCGTGTAGCCGAGTGAAGGGTTAGCCTCAGCCCAGCCGTCACGATCCCAGATTGACACGCCAGGACGCGCGGACCATTCGAAGATACCCAGCGAATCGCCGTCCTCGGCATCATCGCCCTCAGGATCAGCGACCAGTCCGACATCATCCAGACCGTCAGGGTTGCCCAGCGCCGTGTGAGCCAGCTTGCGGAGGAACCGGAGAACAATGCTCGCCGCGTCACCCGCGTTAGAAGCCGCCCACACCTGCGCGTAGAACCGGGCCAGCGTCGTCTTACTAACAGCCGACCAGGAATCCCAGTTCGTATGCTCGCGCAACTCATCCATGAGGACCAGGTCGCCCGAGAGCCCACGCCCACCCTTACGGTTAGCGGCGGCAACCTTGTAGCGCTCGCCCGACTCAAGGACTAGGGCTTTCTTGCCACTGCCCTTATCTACGCGGGCTATCTCTTCGGCAAGCTCGGGGACTCCATCGGCCAACTCAACCGCGCCGGACCACTGCTCTTCGGCGATGTCCAAGTTCTGCGCAGTGCCGATAACCAGCTTGGCGCCGTCCATGTACATGCGCCACAGGGTGAGCACCTGCATGAGGGTGCTTTTTCCGTTCTGCCTAGCAACCAGGAGAACAACCGTCCGGAACCTAAAGGAATCGTCTGGGTTCAACTCAAGCGCGTGGATAAGTAGCCACTTCTGCCACGGCAACAACTCAATGCCGAGAATATCCTCAGCAAACATGATGCACTCAAACCCGCGGGTAGTTTCCGGTGTTAGTTCCCGCAGCGGCGGGGTAAACACCCGCGGAGTCTCGGAGCCAAAGCGCTTAGCCCGTGCTTTCGGCGGCGTCATTCTTACCGCCTCTCAGCGCTCGGAGATTGGCAAGCTTTCCCTTCACGTTCTCAACAACGTTGAGATCCTTGCGAGAACCAGGCGTGCCACCCAGATCCCGAAGGGCGCCCAATAAGTGCGGGCCAAGGTAGAGCCCCTTCACTGCGTCCTGACCGCCTGCTTCCAGCGCCTGATCAATGGCTGCGGCATAGGACTTAGCGAGCTTGACCAGTCCAGCGTCAGAAGGCTCGATCCACGGCATGGCATCAATAGCTCCGGTAACAGCGCTGGTAAGTGTCTCAGCCTGCTTTTGCGCCATCGGATACCTCCAGCTTGTTGCTCTTGCGCATGTTGCACATCAAATGAGTGCACTGCGTGTTCGCGGGGACATGATCCCCGCCGCGGGATATAGGAACTATGTGGTCGATGCTCGGACTTAACGGCGCCGGGAACTTCGCATATTGCTCGACAGGCAAGCTGCAAAGCTGACAGGTCCAATCGTCGCGGGCGAAAACCTCGCGCTTATCGAACCGCTCATACGCGACGCCGTACCGGCCGGCGCGGCGCTTGAAGTCACTCCCGCTGACAGCCCACTCCGCGCCACTGCGACGCTTGTCGGCCTTC